TGCTCCCAGCCTTCCAATTGTCGCATTCGCTTTTTGCTGAACCTGCATTTGTCTTTGTTGCAGGTAATTTTGAATACGCTCTTGTAGGGCAGGGTCTTGTTGTACCTTTTGTGCCACATCGGGTTGAGCTAACCATTGCTGGAATATCTGCAACTTCATCTCGTGGGCATCATTAGGTTTAACATTGGGTGGTACGCCAGCATAGATTTCTGCAATAGTCTGTCTCTCTTCATCCATTGCTTTTTGCGATGCGGTTTCTTTGGGAAGCATAATACTTTCCGCAGCCCCCGGTAAAATCTGCCCAACTGCAATTTGTAATAAACGCTCGGTATCCAGCGTGCCATTCTTATCGAGTTGTGCCCCAAGTTGTGCAATTGCTTTTACACGTTCAAGCATTTGTTCTGGGTCTTGTGTTGCAGCATCAAACTGCATGTAAAAATCAAATCGTTCGCCAGGATTGCCCTTGGCATACTTCTGCATGTCCTGCATTCCTGTGACACGGAAGTATTCTTGGTCTGGGCCATACTGTTGGTAAAGGGAGTATACTTGATCGAGTAGAAGTTTTAAGTGATGAAATACTTTATCAATCACTTCTTGTTGCTTCATCTGTGCTTCCACAGGATTTACTCCTGGTGCGTTTCTACCAAAGTATCTATCTGCTTGTTCCTGTATGTATCTACGAAGTTCTACATTTACACCAGATCCACGGGGTGTGTCTGCAAATCTTACTTCACCAGGTACACGATAAGGTAATTTTACACCTGGCCCAAAACGGGATGGGGCGCGCCCAAGAGGGTGTTCCAAAGGAGGTAAAGTTGTTAATGATTGTGCATCAATCGCTGCATCTGTTTCGACCTTGAGTACCTGCTGCAAGCTTTCAATAAGCTCCGGGTATGACCTAGACGAGTATAATTTTTTGTCTGTTTTTTCAAGGGTGGTTACAACAAATGGATATTGCCCATGCGCATAATCCAATAATTGATGCTTGGCATAAAGATCAGGTATATTGGCATGGTAGATTGTGCAGTAGATACCTGGTACATTATCCTCGTCCAATAGTCTTTGATAACAGTACACAATTCTAACAAGGCTATTGTCATCACTTCTGGTAAACTCATCATTCTCTCGCAATTGATAGATGTTCTCATCTGTATCCTCGCCTTGTCCTGCAAGTTCAATCGCAGCATCCACAAACTCTTCTGACCATTTTTCGGTACTAATTTTAGACCTTAATTGCTCTGGAGTCATACTCACGCTATGAAACATGTAAGGTGCTTCCTGTGGATCTATACAATAGCTTGGCCAAAATACATCCTCATCTGGTGCAAGGGCTTTGATCTTGGGTCTACTTACAACTTGGCGTGTGACAGGTACTGTGGTTTCTCCATCCTTACGCATTTCCTTTAACATTGCCCGTGCCTTGGGCTTGCTAATATCAAACTGTGTTTTAAGTGCCTCGCTTAATTCCTCGTCCATACTTCCATCCTGTATAGCTCCGGCAATCTGTGGAAGGACTTGGGCAATCTCTTCAAGCTTAATGGTCTGTTGTTGCTTCAGTTCTTGGTTCTCGTACCAAGCATAATGAACCATCATACCTTTTTCAAAAAGATGATTTAATCCAAGTTCAATCTCAGGGTAAAACTCCTGCATCTTAGAATTAATTAACCATCGTAAAAACATGGATACCACATTGGCACGTTCCACATCACTTGATTCTGTGGGTGTGGCTATTATGTGACCTCTGCGGATTGCATTCATTGACATTGCCACTCGGCAATTAATCAATTCATCGCACATCCTTTGTTCCTGGTCGCTTGCACCCTCCCAAGGGAACACATCTCCTGTGGAACTTTGGCTTGAATGCTTCTTGAAGTCATCACTCTTACCTGCCCATAAACAATTACGGACATCATAGTCTCTTTGTCTACGATCTAACCATTCACCTAAATCACTCTGTGTACGCTTGTACGCTTCACTAAGATAAGCAATGTCAGGCTCTTTTGAGACATATAGTAATTCTGGATCGGACGCAGAGAGCATGTGTAGCATAAAACTACATTAGCACCCTTATGTAGTCAATCTAATATCCACCACCACCTGTGACCTGAATGTCACGATTGGTGATATGGTCTGCTCCACTTACAAATAAATAACGCAGGCAGTCAATTTGGTCAGAGAAGTAATCACTCTTACTCTCTCCGGCATATTCAAGCATGGAAGATATTGTATTCTCGCATTGATCGGAGAAGTAAAGCTTGGGGCAATTCTTGTCTGTCATGGTTTCTGTATCATCCCAGCTAAGTGCATCATTGATCTTCGCAATACCAGAGTCTATGGACACACCTGGTGCAGCACGGAATACAAATCCCATGTTACTCATTGTATTGATTATATTACTTTCTCCCTCCTTTGTACGCACTGTGGCTGCTCCCATTCTTGGGTCAACTATCCGTTCAAATATCTCCTCACCATCCTCCTGTGCTTCAAAGTAATCCTTGTAATCACTGTACCCCCAACCAAGAGGACGTTGTCCAGGGCCAGGCTTGCCCACTGCTTTACCAGCACCATTAATGTGAGGGATTGCCCATGCTCCCATTGTACTGTCAGGGAACTCACGATAGATATATATCTTACCATCCTTGGTCACACCTGCCCATAATCCAACCCAAGGTTTACTACCACCCGGATCGCAAATAAAGTAACGGGTTACATTTACAGATGGGTCTACAATGAATGGTATCTTACTATGCTCAATTACATTTGTCTCACGCTGAAATTTTGGGAACTTTCCTTCAAAACTCTTACTTGGTATACCAAATAATCGAGCAAGCTTTACCTCTTGTGGTTGCTTGCTGTAGGTACGCACAAGTTCATCTGCATCTACAAAGGGACTCATCTGTGACCAAAAATAATATATGCGACAGTCAGGCCAATTAGCAGACACTTGTTCAGTAGGTAGTTCCTTATCCATTAACGCACTATACTTTGACCTGACTGTCGTAGCTCCTTTCAGTAAACTATTAACTAATGGCGTGTATCCTTGCAGAGTAGTAAAGGTCAGAATCAAGCGACCATGATTATCTGTGAGTCTTGCCAATAGCGTGTTAAAAATATTCTCAGGAATTTCCTCATCGGCATGTATACAATGGGCTGCCCATCCCTCAAAGATTTGTGGGTCTGCCATGAATTGCCTGTAGTTATTGAAAAAAATTGTACTCCCTCGCTCTGCATCTGGATGTGTGGGTGGAAGGATTGCTTTGCCTGCATTAAATCCATTCTTCTGTGTGTATTGCAGTGAATGATTCTCACTCTTCTTCTTGCTTCTCTTGTACCTTGCCGGAAGGGAATCCCATATATAACGCTGGGAATCTGATATACTACGCTCCTCACTGACATGCATGGAACGTATCTCTGCTTCGGGTATGTTCTGTGCCAAGTGTACAAGCAAGCGAGAAGCGAAGGTGGTCTTTGAACTTCGGTTGCCTCCGAGGCAAACATGAATTTTTGTATCCTTCCAATTATCCATCACCCTACGCCACCCAGGAAGAGTCCAACCCCATTCGATTGGATCTTCCTTCTCGCTATTTGGTTGGTCGAGTAATAAGCGTGTAAGTGTTTCTGCACGTACAGGATCTTGTACAGTTAGTCTATCTATCTCCTCATCTGATAATGCACACTTCAACTCTCCTCTATCATACTTAAAGTCATCTGTCCAAGGCACGCCAAAGCGTGCGTCTATTTCGTCTGCATAGGTTATTTTACCCACGATTTAATATCTCAATCCCTACGATGATTGCTTCTTCGAGCGTGTTGCACGGGATTTCCTTTTCACCGATTGTCCAGCATTCCGTATCCTCTCCAACACTTCTGGGTTTAATTGCAAGGGTGGTGGCCCTAGCTTTTTGTAATTGCACTTCGGTAATCTTGCAACTGATTCGGATATCGCTCGCCCGTAACGATTCCAATAAATCGGATTGTATCCCTTGGGTACTTTCACTTGTCATTACATTTGCAGGCATCTTCATAAAATTGCTTCCATTGCTTGCCACATTGCCAACATCTCTGCCATCCAAAGGGGGCTTTTCTTGCCCATAACTTCTGCTGTTCGATAGTCCATTCATCATCCCCGTCTATCCACTTCATGCTTGCCTGGCTTGCTCCTCAGTTAATTGCTTCCAAATATCACAACATCTTACCTTTAGATCCGTTACTTCCTTGGATAGCTCGTCATTATGTTTCTCCAGATCAATGACCCTGCTTTTAAGCACCATGTTCTCATCCGTTAATCTCCTCACCCATAATGGCCAACTCTCTATCTTCTCTCCCGTGGGGGCATATATATTCATTCTTCGTCCTCCTCATCTAGTTCCATGTCACATTCAAACTCTATGACATCTTGGTCGTAGTATTCTTTAGCTGCATCCACCATACATTGAACAATTTCTTCATCCTCCATATCAGATTCCTCTGACCAGCGATGAATCATATTCTTAAATTCGTGGTAACATTGTTCTCTTGCTTGCATGATTTTTTATATCAAATTTTCCTCTGCATGGTTCTTTGCGTGGTATCGTTGTTCGATACACTGAACCATGTGCGTTGATTGCTAGTTGATTCTTGTTCCAAAATCTGTGCCAAGCTTCGTTCATTTCTGCTGTGCTTATTGGGCATTCAATTCCTTCCATAAAGTCTTCCATGCTAGTTCTGCTGTTTGGGGGACAACTCCATTCCCCAAGAGCCTAAGTCTGTCCACCCTGTGCTGAGTCCCATCAACTGTTCTACCCAATTCGGATTGAGCTTTGCCTGTGCTTTCTTTGCTTTCGGAAACTCCTTCATGTGAGCTTGAGTTGGCAACCCTACTGAGAACTTCTGCCCCGTCTTTCTCACATTCTCTCCCGTCCTCAGTATGTGGTTCTCCACATCCCTGTAATCTCGGCTTTTTGGAGTCAACCACGACTCTTGGTTCTTCCCACTCGTATTGCTCTTCTCCTGGTCTTGCAGGCCATTCATCTTGGGATTGTTTACATCCTCTCTCAAGTTCTTGCATCCTCCCTTCTT